TAAAGACGATTATTAGTCGAAGTTACCCAGTCACAAAATTGATCCCAGGCACCCGACTGTTTTTTCAAAGCGATTGCAGCAGTCATTAAAATAGTAAGTGCGTGTGTTTGTTCAGGTATGTATGAGCGCACTTTGGTAAGGGCTGGCAAGGCGCTTGTCCAGTCCAGCCCTAGACTTTATCAGAAACGGTACTTCAAACCAGCCTTGGTGCCGTAGGAGTTCACATCATCGAAAGCAGCAGCAATCTCACCGTAAATGGAGAGGGATTCAGAAACGCCAACACCACCACCAACTTTAGCAGTCAGGATGGTTTCAGCTTCACCACCGTCAGGGGAGACAACGGTAGGACCGCCTTGGATATACCAAGAGGCAACACCTTCAGCACCGTCAACACCAACGTGGAAGTCAGTAGAGGTACCAGTGTAGTCACTGCCGGTGAAACCGCTGTTAGCTTCCACGTTAACGTAGGGAGCAGCGAAAGCGGGAGCAGCCATCAGGGCGACGGCGGGGAGGATAGCAAAGAATTTCATTTGTTGATTTTGAGTTTGTTACGTTTAGCAGTTTTTGCCGAGTTATCAAAGTCGGACTTTTTAGGAGCCTTTGGATCTCCAGGGCTTCTCATTTTTTCACCACTGCCTTGAGCGATACGACGCTTTTTGGCGTGGATGTTTGCATAGAGACCACTTTTGGCCATTACCAGATACCAGGAATAATTTGTCCAGTCAGTGCGTAAGCGCCCAGAGCAGCCATGACGCCAAGCATAGCAAGGCGACCGTTGAGTCGCTCAGCGCGTTCATTGTGAGGCACTCCATAGGGATGGTCGGTCATAATGAGGGGTGGCTCTTTGGCCCAGATGTTAGTGTCGTTCATTAAAATTCAAGTCCAGAGCGTTCCAGTTTTTCCATGATAGCCATGCGATATGCCGGGTCATCATCGTAACGTGGATCACTCATAGCCCGTACAAGCTCAGCTTGACTACGGAAGATCTCACGAGACTGTGCAGGTTTGCCTTGGATCATCTCACCTTCGTAGCCCATGTTGTCATTGTAACGGTACTGTAAAGCTTGCAGCGTTAGTTTAATAGCTGCAAGGTTGCCGGACTCAACCACTGAATCAAAGGCACTAACCTCTTCTTCAGAAAAGTTTTCTGCAGCCCAGCCAACTAGCTGTTGGTACTCATCAGGACCACCAGCCAGGTTGTAGACTTCATTGACTTCTGCTTCAGACAGTTCACGTCCAGCAGGTGCAGAGTCAACAGCATCCATATCGATCGAACCCTGGTAACGCATCCAAGCGTCAACCAGTTCACGGGAGGACATGGAATCAAATTTAGCTAGGGTTTCTTCAGAGAGTTCGCCAGTCTCAGCGATCTCATCGTTGACAGTCCACAGGAAATCAACCTGCTCGTCTTCCGTAGCTTCATACTCTGCCTCAGCTTCCGGTTCACTGTCCTCAACTTCATCGTCAGAACGGGAACCAAGTTTCTGTTGCAGTTCAAGGTAAGCTTTCTCAAGCTCCTTTGCATCTTTGTACTTGCCAGCAAGCCTTTCCTCTTGCTGTGCCATAAGCTCTTCGCCAATAGCGAGAGATTCAGCCTCATTGGATTCGATCGACTCCATAATAACAGAGTCATTGGTCGAATCATAAGTCATGATTTCAGCCATATTTATTCAGTAGGGGGAACGATGGCCTCACCCATCACAGAATTTACAAGTTCACCCGCGTTGGGGTTTTTAGTAGGATCAGCAAGCGGAGCTTTCAGAAGACCGGGAGCAGCTTGGAGCTGTGCCATCTCATCTTCACGAGCCATTTGGTCGTTTTGCTCTTGCTGTTGTTGATCCATGCTCTTGACAAGGTTAAGGACATCAATGCCTTGTGCAGCAGCTAGGCGCTTGATTGCTTCGTCAGCGTTGATGTACTTCATCAGAGCTTCGGGACCAAGTGTTTGTGCAATAGTCCCAATGAAGTTGGTCAGGGATTCACGGTCTTGACCGCGACCCAAAGCATTGATACCAGCAACGATGGTAGGGTTGACCAGATCACGAGGGATCTTAGGCAACTCACCAGAACGCTGCAGCATCAGCAGTTTTCTGTTTAGGTAAGGAACAAGAAACTCATTAGTAAGCAACGAGAACAAACCGCCAAGCTGTTGTTCTAGTTCTAACTGAGTGAGGCGTACCTCTTCTGCAGTTGTGCGCTCGCTTTGTCGGACAGTCAAGACAAGGAATGCTTCAGCCAAGCGTCGCTCAAGCTGCTGCATCATGGTCATTGCTGTACTGAAGTCAGCAGTCTTACCCACTTGGATAACACCGATGTCTTCTGGCCTTCCTTGAACGATCGCACCGTTGCCTGCCTGGGCGATGGTGGCGGGTTTAGTGGTGCTTGAGGGTGATACCACGAAGACGACCTTAGCAGCCGCTGCAGAGCCTTCTACGAGGGACTGAGAGAGTGCGTTGAGTGACTTCAAATCACCCAGGAATTCTTCGCATCGGCCACGACCGTAGCCTTCACCATCAACGGTATTGAACCGCAGGACCAGCCAGGGGCTTGCGTCCTTAGGAGCCTTACCTTCACTACCAGGAATACGTTTATCGAGTGCTTCCTGGTGCCACACCCAACGGTTGTTGTCCAGCTTGACGTGCGTGTAGATCTCTACATCTTCGCCATGCAGGCTAGAACCGATGACGCTGTTGGCTTCTCGTTCTTCGACAATACCTTTAGGCAAAAGGTTTTTGTTGATAAGTTCTTTGGTGACGATCTCAATTACGTGACCATTACCATCACGCTCTACAACGTAGCGGTTCAGTGGGTAGTGCTTGAGACCTTCTTTACCCATGTAGATCAGAGCGTTACCACCAACCACCAAGTGCTTAAGAGCCTGGTGAACAACGACACGATCACTGGAAGCAGCAATCGATTCCATGACCATTCGCTCAATCTTGGCAAAGCTTAGGTCAAGTTCGCTACGAACATCTGCCGGGAAGTCAGTTCCCAGCTTGTCGTCACGGACTTGCAGTTTAAAGAACGTGGTCTGCGGAGGAAGCAAACTCAACATGAGCTTAGCTGCCAACGTCACCACACCCTTAGCTCCGACTGCTTGCCAAGGTTGAGTTAGTTGTTTGTGGGTTGGTCTGATCTCATCACGTTGGATAAGATAAGGAAGGGTCAGCTCAGAGCACTGAACTGCTAGGTCGAGATAATGCTGGCGGTCACTGGTTAGATGATCGTACCTGCTTTTAGCTTTCATTTATCTAACTAGGAATGTTTGTACCGCCTGGGGTTGATCCAATGTTAAGAGGAATACGCAAGGAAGCGATGCCTCTACGGGAACCAAGGGTTCCTGCTTTACGTGGTTTATTAGGTTTGACACCACGCATACCAAGCATAGCGTTGGTGGTAACCGGGGGTGGTGTATATTTTTGAGGCACAGGCTTAAGTGCTTCAGCCAGCTGCTGATTGCGGTCTTCTGCAGCCCGCATCTGTGCTTCAAAAGCATTAGTTTGACGAGTAGCTGATCGCATAGCCTCTTGTTGTCTGTGATGTTCGCGTCGTTTTGCTCCGCCGCCCATAATAGTCTCCTATCGATTCATGTTTCGGATTCTACTTGCTCTACCACCTTCTCTACGAATTTTAAGTTTTTCATCCATCATTCGTTGAGCAACAGGAGGAGCAGGAATACCCATTAAACCAGAGCTTTGAGTGCGCCCTGCTGTTTTTATTTTTTGAGCAGCCGCACTGTTTTCAGCTTTGTCTTTACCATATTTTTTTTCAAATGCTGCACGAAACTGTGGGTTGTTCATCAGCATTTGGCCTGTAAGCCCCATGATTTAATCTCCTTCGGATAGTCTAGAAGCAACCCAGTCCACGACACTACGCTGACCAGCTTTGTACATGATCGTGTTTAGATCTGCACCGGGTTGTGGGTTTGTAAGTGGAAACCGTTCTTCTAGTTCCGCTAGAAGACGATCCACCGTCAGTACATTAAGCGTACTGAGGGAGGTTTTGATTTGCATGTTCAAAGAACGCTGGCATCCGAGCACGTTTAGTTTCGACAAGCTCAGGAGCTTTGCCTTCATACATTAAGCGATCGCTGGAATCCAGCCAAAATTTTTTGTTTAAATATTTATTGGGGTTATTAGCCTTGAGAGGCTGCATTACCCAACTAATGGTTGCCTTGCGGAGCTTATCGAGAGAAGGACTATAATCGAGCCCAAGCTCACGACATACCAGGCTATTTGTAGCAACGTGGACTTGTTCATCTCTGCTAATATCAGCGGAAACAGTCCTCAACGCCGCATCTCCCGTAAAACGGAAAAAGGGTAGGAGGACAAAGAAAATCGCACGTTCGGCAACCAATGCCTTGAGGATCGTGTGATCTGGATGAGCAATCCAAGCGTCTCGGAGGCGTTTGCCTTCCTCCTCAGCTTTCTCATCAACACCCAGGGAGTTGGTAATATAACCCAATGCAAGGTCGTGCTTAATTTCGTCTTGGACGTTGGACAGTAGGAGCGGCCGTGCCAGCTCTGGTACATCATGGTTGAGAGCATCCGAGATGAAGTCACCAACTGGCAGTTCCATGTGTCGGATAGCCAAGGCGCGGTAGATTACCTCTTCCGCACCTTCGGTCACCTTACCAGCAGTGGTTTGGACAGGAGTCCAGGTTCTTTTTCTAGAAAGTAGTTTATCGTAAGGGTTCATTCGCCGCAATTACAATCAGGAGCAGGGTCATTAACAATAAACTCCAGGTAACGTTCGACATCTTCTTCGTCCAAGGCAGCGTAAGCGCTGGTCTTGTCCTGTGTGTCACTCATTACCTGAAGCGAATAATAAAGGGAGGTTTGATCAGATGCCAACCACTCTTCGATAAACGCTTCATCATAAGTGATCACATCAGACCAGCTATTGAAGCTATAACCGTGAAGAAGTCCCGTGCTATCAAGCATCTTCATGATGCCGTTAGCCACATTAAGGTATGCATCCCAGCCAACTTCCGATGCGATCTCAACTTGACCGTAATCGTAGCTCTGGACGCCAAACGTGCCGCTGTCGCGGTCTACTTGACGGGCAATAGGGGGTGCAATTTCAGGGGTTGCTGTGTAACCATCGGGATCTTTGTACCGATAGCTGCATGAAGCAGTAGGAGCAATAGCGAAGGCACGATCCATGTTGTTAACTCGTGCAATCGACGCAGCTTGTGCAATACCACTTTTAAATTCAAGGGCAAGGGTGATGCCAGGGGTGAACTCAGTGATTGCTTCACCGCTGTTAACAACGGCAAGAGCTTCACCAAACTCTTTGTAGCTTACGTTGTACCTTCGAAGGAGGTTGGCCAGTCCGAGCATCCCCAGTCCGACTTGTCGATCGGTTTCGGGTGGCAGGTACTCTCCAGACTCTCCAACACCTGTCCGCCCATGGAGACTGCACAGCTCGGACATACCTTTAACAAAAGCCGGTGAGATGTCTTCGATGTCACAGGCAGCGAGATTGATATGCTGCAGCAGGCAAGTTCCTCGTGACGGCAAGTAAACCTCAAGGCAGACGTTACCACGGATTCGGTTTCCATAAGAATCAACCTTAGTTTTGTTTAGCCAGATGTCACCCTGGCGGATACCTTGTAGCAGTGCTTGGCGGACGTTAGGCGTAGCCTCTTCCCACCAGTAGTCATTGATATTTACACAACGCTTGACCCAAGGCAGCTCAGCGCGGGGTGCTTGGATGAACTCCAGCACATCGGGGTGACAGAGATCAAGGTGGCACACCACAGCACCGTTCTTATAATGTCCACCCCGTCGCAGGGTTTGGTTCAGGGTGCTGTAGATTTGTGCGAATGATACAGGTCCAGAAGCTGTAAGACCTTTGCCGTTTTCACTTCCTTTGGGTCGGAGCTTTGATAGATGGACTGCAACTCCTGCTCCAAATCGAAGGGCATGTGAGACGAATCTCCAAGAGGCTTCAATTCCATTAGGACCTTCCATAGAATCCTCCACTACAAACACAGTGCAGGATACGGGAAGGCGGGAGGTGGGATCGTCAATCCATGACTGTACGCGCCCAGTACGGGCAACAAGTTCTTTGGTAGTGGCGGACATTATTAAACGAGATCAGTAAGGGTAGGGGGTTGGTAGTTTGGTCCTTTCAAGACCTTGCCGTCTTCACGGCGGATAGGTTTACCGTCTTCACCAAGCTTACTCATGTTGCTTTGATGTACACGGTCCATTGCTTCATCCAGATCCCAGTCCAGATTAGCAGCGTATTGATAGCAGACATATACAAGGTCTGCAAGCTCTTTCAAACAGTCTTCAGCGTTGCGCGTGAAGCCGTATAGCAGCTGTTGTT